GCAATGTCGTTTATTAGTTTTGTTCTTTGGGCCGTAGGATTTTTGATATAGTGTGCTTCGTCAACGACCACCAAATCAAAATTGGCAGCAATAACTTGCGATTCATCTTTTTTCTTAGTGTCATGAAAGTTTTTAATAATGTCGTAGTTTATAATTACAAAATCGTGTTCAGTACTAAAAGTTTTTCCTTCTGATATGAATATCGACCTGTCTGAATAATTTTCAATTTCTCGTTTCCAGTTAATCTTGAGAGTTGCAGGACAAATGATAAGAATTTTCTTTGCCCCGGTTTCTAAAGCTGCGATGATTGTTGAGGTGGTTTTTCCCAAACCCATATCATCGGCTAATATGAATTTTTTATTTTCAACAAGTTTTTGGATTGATTCTTTTTGATGATTGAGTGGGGGTCTATGTGAATATTTGTCGTAATCAATTACAACATCCTTAACTGAATTATCTTTGATGATTGATGCTTTGGGTAACCAAAAATCGTGGAATTCTTCGTGTTCAAGTACTTTACCCCAAATATGAAATGCTTTTTCTGTATCACACAATAATTTTTCCACCCATACTTTATCGGGTATTAGGGTATATAATTTATCATCGGCTAACTTTTTGGCAAAGTATGCGTCCAATATGACCCACTTCTTTGCAACCTTTGGTTGGTTGTTATGGTTATTAATTATATACTCAGATTGGCTTCTTGTTGGGTAGAATCTTTTATTAATTTGAGACTTTCGTTTGAGTTCAAGCAAATAGTTATTTCCACCTTCATAAGATTCCAATAGTGATAATGCTTTCGATTCTAGACTTACATCCATCTATAAGAAAAATATTTGATTAAAATATAGTTATAAACTGAGTATTTATCAATATATAGGTAATCATATAATATAATGGCAGAAAAGTTAGTTCCAATAACAAGATTAGGTAAATTCTTCGGTGCTGAAGATTATAGTTTAGATATCGGCATGGGTGAAGAATGGTTAATTGGTGATATGAATTTCACTGTAATCCTTTATCGTATTGATAGAAGGAAAACAAAAACTGATGATGTATATGGTGAAGTGTTGGAAGATGGAATACAATTTCAGGCTCCTGTTGAACTAAAGGGATTGGTTCAAGTTATGGCACCTGCAGGTAAATTTCTAGGAAACTCCAAGGTAGAACAAAAGGAACCTGGTAATATGAAGTTTAGTATCTATCAAAAAACTTTGGAGGATATGGATATTGAAATATTTATGGGTGATTACATTGGATACTACGAGTCCGAAGACCGAGTTAGATATTATACTGTTATCGATGATGGATATGTAAAATCGGATAATAAACATACATATGGTGGATACAAACCTTTCTATAGAACTGTTATTGCCACTTATGTTAGTGAAAATGAATTTAAGGGAATATAATGAAAATTATTGTTAGGGAAACTCAGCTAACTCGAATAATTGAAAAGGTTACCAAAGAGAAAGTTATTTGTGATGAATGTGGTTGGTCTTGGAAATTATCTGAAGGCGGTAAAGACCCCTACATATGTCATAAATGTGGACATGATAATTCTGAAAAATAAAAAAAGATGCCATTACCAAAACAAGTAAAACCTACATTACCTTTAGTTCCGAAGAAAACTTTGTTTGCAAGAAGAGAACAACTCCTTGAGTATATAAACAAAGATGGAACTTACTTACCAAAATCAGTATTACATGCTGATTTGGATAGAGGTATGTTAGATTTTGTCAAAGAAGATCTTAAAGTTGTGACCGCTGGAAAAATTATTCCGATGGTTGATATTATAATCACAACACAAAATTGGTCTCAATATGTTGAAACGGCATTATTTACCAACTTGGATTTCAATCCTGAACCACCATTTATTACTGTGGTAAGACAACCTGAAGTTAAATTCGGAACTAATCCGTCTTTACAATATACTATACCTAACAGAAAACAATTCTACTACGCCTCTGTACCAACTTGGAATGGTAATGAACAAGGTATGGATATATATACAATCCCACAACCAGTTCCAGTTGATATTAATTACAGTGTCAAAATCATTTGTAATAGAATGAGAGAACTTAATCAACTCAATAAAATTATAATGCAAAAGTTTTCTTCAAGACAGGCTTACACTTTTATTAAAGGTCAATATGTTCCAATTGTTCTTAATAATATATCTGATGATTCACAAATGCAACTCGACTCTAGAAAATATTTTATTCAGAATTATGACTTTACTATGCTAGGTTATTTGATTGATGAGGAAGAATTTGAAGTCAAACCTGCGATTGCTAGAGTTGCCCAAATCATGGAATTGGATACTACCGTATTAAAAAGAAGAAGACCAAAGTTTCCTGAAAATCCTGATGAATTTTTATCCAACTTTTTATACGTAGTTGGAAATGACACCTTAAGTGAAATTATTGATTTCAGAGCAAACATGTCTTTGATTGGGTCGACCAATGTCGATAGTTTTGATGTCTATATAAATGGTGATTATTTTGGTACTGATGTTTCAGAAATTCAAATCACTACAAATGATATTTTAAGAATTGATGTTGTCAAAACTAACAACACTTTAGAATCTAACATTGAGTTCGAGTCTCAGTTGGTTTAATCCTCACCATAGATGTCTTTCTTTTCTTTACACTTATCCATTATAAGATTCTCCAAAAACTTATAAATTTTTATCCCACGCTTTTCACAGTACTTTTTTAATATCTCATGTGATTCAGGGGATATTTTGATATTCTTTATTTCTTTGGTTGTTTTCATGGGCAGAAAAAAGGTAGAATAAATTCATACTCCTTACAAATAGATATTCAAAAGTCAAGTTTTTTCACATAGATATGAATATTTATCATTAAAATAAATCTGCAATAGAATAATTAAAGCATGGCAACACAAGTAAATCAAAAGGTATACGTATCGCCTGGAGTATATACGTCTGAAACTGACTTATCATTTGTTGCTCAAAGTGTAGGTGTTACTACGTTAGGTTTAGTGGGGGAAACAATCAAAGGTCCCGCATTCGAACCTATCTTTATCACAAACTACGATGAGTTTCAAGCATATTTTGGGGGGACTGAACCTACAAAATTTATAAACACACAAATCCCTAAGTATGAGGCGGCATATATTGCAAAGTCATACTTACAACAATCTAATCAACTTTTTGTTACAAGAATTTTAGGTTTATCAGGATATGATGCGGGACCTTCTTGGAGTATAAAGGTAATTGCAAATGTTGACCCACTAACGATTGGATTTAGTCCTGCAACTGGAACAACATTTTCAGCGAACTTTTCTGGATCTTCATCAGGTAATACTGTAACATTCACGGGTGGAGCATTACCACCAGAAGTATTAGCAAAATTCAATACTCAGTATAGACTATCGGATGGTAGTACATCGACTTTGGCATTGGATTTTACAAATAACTTAGACGACATCATGGATACACCTTCACTATCAGCAACTACTGCAGTGGTTTATGGTGTTCTTCCTGAGAGTGATTTTTATGATTTAACTGCAACTTATTCAAATGTTATTAATGAATATGGTTGTGATACAGTAAACATCGCAACTAACGACTTGTCTTCTGACTTGAACGACCCTTGGTATTATGCTAACTTTGATATTACATCAGGAAACGCATATTCAGGATATTCGTTCTTCTATAATGTTAGTTCATTAACTTCGGGAGCGTCATCAACATTTACTGGTACTATTACAGGCAAAACATACACCTATTCAGGTACTGCATATTATGATTACAACAACATGGTTGTTGCAACTTTACGTTCAAGAGGTATCTCATTATTTACTAATAGTTCAACGAGTGACGATCACGGTCCAATATATGAAGTAAGTGGATTAACTGATTTACAGTTAGTTTGTACTGAACAATATTCAGGAGTAACACAATCACCTTTTGAATCATTCTTAATTTCAGGTGTAACTAAAGACGGTGACAATTTCTCTTTTGAAACTTCAATGTCAGCATCTTCTTCAAAATACATCACAAAGGTGTTAGGAGTTGATAACTTTGGTAAATCAAGAAATGAGGTTCCTGTTTATGTAGAAGAAATTTATCCAAGTACTTTGACATACGCTTACAATCAAGGATATATTCGTGGATTAAATTGTAACTTGATTGCTCTACCAGAGGCAAGAACTGAAGACCCAACATCAATCGCATACAACGTAACACAGTACAAAGCACCAAGTACACCATTCTTAGTTTCTGAATTGAGAGGTAATAAAGTTTATAACTTATTCAAGTTTGTTTCAATTTCTGATGGTAACGCAGCTAATACAGAGGTAAAAGTTTCAATTGCTAATTTATCTTTCAATAACATGACATTTGACGTGTTGGTTAGAAATTTCTTTGACACCGATGCAAATCCTGTTGTTATTGAGAAATTTACTAACTGTAACATGGACCCATTATCTAACAACTTTGTTGCTAAGAAAATTGGTTCTACTGATGGTGAATACGCTTTAATTTCACGATACATAATGATTGAAATGGCTGATGAAGCACCAGTTGATGCAATCCCTTGTGGTTTCTATGGATATACTCAAAGAGAATACGCATCTGTAACAAACCCTTCACCAGTTCCAATTTTCAAAACAAAATATTATTTCCCTGGTGAAGTAATTTA